CTCCGGCATGCGCAATATGTGGTTGCAGAGAAGTAGAAAGAGAATGCAAGGGGACTGATGGATTAGAGGGCAGACATGCGGTATGTACAGGACACAAGGGAGGCAAGCCAATACCAATTCAAAGCAAGTGGGAATTACCGTTCTTTGAATATAGGCCTAATCAGCAGTATGACGCTTATTATTGCGGCTGTTGGGGTTGGAATTGAAAGGAGAAGCCATGGATAGAAGAAAAAACCTTGAAGACAGAAGAGAAAGAAATAGAGACCGCCGAAAGAACAATACAATCTTTGTCTCAATCCTAGGATTGGTATTTGGTGCATTCGTCATAGTCGCGCTACTCTTTATTGCTTCGCTCTTAATGGACATAAAAATCATGCAGACCGACACCCTGAACACCCTGAATAACATGCGGCAGGACAAGCAAAGCGCAGAAGAATCTTACGTGCTTATTCCAGAGCCAAACGGATTAACTGATGCGGAACGCGATCTCGTTGAAAGAGTTGTTGCCGCCGAATCAAGAGGGGAGAGCATCGAAGGACAGGCGGCGGTTGCACAGGTTATTAGAGACAGGGCGTACACGTGGGATATGACAATAACAGAAGTTTGTCTTGCTAAAGGACAATTTGCTAAGCCATATCAAGGCGAAATATCCATCGAAACATGGATTGCCGTATCAAAGGTCTTCGACGGCGGTGTGAGCGTTTTGGAAATTCCCACGACACATTTTGCAAGCAATGAGCCTTATTGGACGGAAAACAAAGTCAACCGAGGGAGCATAGGTTGTCACACGTTTTGGTACTAAATTTCTAATATGAATGGAGGAAATGAAAATGAAAGAAGATTATAAAGAATTAATCCAAGAATGGTTTGCAGACTGTTGTTCCAATGTCGAAAGAGCAAAACTCTATGCCGATTTGCTTATGGAAATAAACTTACAACTTGAAGTTTGTATTCAAGAACCTCAAGAATAATTGATTACCGAGAAGCCTACACAATGTATTGATTGCAAGGGTACTGGAAAAATCTATATTAATGTCTAAAGGAGGACAAGGCGATGACAGAGTTGGAATACCAGTTTGAAATACTCGACTTTAAAATGCGTATGCTACAGGCGGAAATTGAAATGCAAAGCATGATAGCAGAAAACAGATATTTGGAAGCAGTGGGAGCACCAGCAATCTATCGGGGAGATGCTTTTGCGGCCCTGATCGATAAGCACAGGATACACGATAACGCAATTCCATGTTATAGGGGGTGAAATTATGAAAACCAACGAAAAAGCGCCAGCCGTAGCAAGCGAACATGGCGCAAGTGAAATTAATCAACTTGATAATAGCATATCTGAAAAACTTTTAAAAGAGTTTATTTCTATGAGGAATCAATTTTTGCCATTATATCGTGTAACTGGGCTTATCAGCATCGAGAACAGCAAAGGGATCCTTTTAAGGGAGGCAGAATTTTTAGTCACCTTCCCAGAGTACGAATCCAAGGCGCGGGATAGCGAAGATTATCCAGAGGAACTATTTACGACCTTTGAGGGTGTTCGGTTCTTCTGTATAAGATAGGGGGTAAAACGATGGATTTTAGGGTTAAGTGCGCAGAAAGCGATATACCTTGGTTTACCAAGGGGAATATTTACAAGGTTGAAAATGGCGAACTTTACGACAATGGGGCAAAAAGATATAGCGGAAATCAATTTTCAAACGTTGGCGATATCAATAAATATATTGAGAGCTGGGGGCTGAGCACAAAGTTTGAATTAGTAAAGGATAACATGAAAAAAGAAGATTTAAAGGTCGGGTATGTGGTGGAGACACGGAGCGAAGAGTTCAGAATGATCATAGAAACAGGGGAAGGTATTGTATTGGCGGCTAATGGTTCGTGTATCAATATTGATAAATATACAAACGGATTGGCTAACAGTGCATTTTCTAAACATGACGTTGTAAGAGTATATGGACTTACAAACTGGCCCACTCAAGCATTGCGGTTAAGCGCTTGCGGCAGACCCCTTCTCTGGGAGCGCAAACCCGAATTTACCGAAGTAACCCTAGAAGAAATAGCCAATTGGAAAGGCGTACCCGTTGAGAACGTCAGGGTAAAGGAGTAGCCATGAAAATAATTGAAAAATACTGCAACTACCTACAGAAAAAGGCGATTCGGCAGAACAAAGGACTCCCGATATTTTATGTGGTGTACAAGCCCCAAAAAGACGGTAAGAACGTGTTTTTTAGCTACATTCACCCTGAAATCAGGGAAAATCCGAAACTTGATTGGTACCTAAGGAGAGTCGGCGACATGGTCAGGGAGTTTTACGCGGAACGTCCTGAACTCTTAGAAGAGATTTTAAAAAGCGTAAAGGAGTAGCTATGAAGGGAGAAAACCACGGAATCCCGTTCAACCGATGTGATCTCTGCGCTGTAGACACGCCGGACGAAGCATACTGCAAAAAGTGTCGGCAAAGCTGTTGCGACGATGCAAGTGTATATCTGGACAAGCTGTGCATGACATACGATACAGACCTTGCTTACGAGTGCATGACAAAGATTTTGGAAGGGAGAAAATGAAAATGAGAAAAGAATTTGAATTAGACAAAGAGGATTTTGACTTTTTGATAGATGCCTGTAAGCCAGTGCCTTATATGATTTTCGGAGGGCACGAACCAGCATCACCACAGGAAAACGCAAACAGAGCATGGCAACATTTAGGAAGCAAGTTGGGGTTTGTGTGGGACACCGTTTTACCAGTGCAAGGAAAATCTCAAAATTTCTTTACCGCAGAAGAAAAGCTAACCTGCAAGGAAATAACCGAAATGGTTGATAGGGAGGGTTAAGGAATGAAAGACGGTATAATTTGCCCATTGCTAAGCCTGTCTGAAATGGCGGTAAAGCAAATGGGAACTAATAATCAATTAATATTATGTCAAAGTGAAAGTTGCGCATGGTGGGATGGAGAATGTTGCTCTTTAACACACATAACATCGCTCCTATATGCGATGTGGAAGCAAAGGGAGGGCTAAGAAATGAGTTTAAAACCATACAGCGAATTAATACAAATTGACGTTATGCCTTTTTGCGATCAGAGAGAGGTAAAAGACGAAGACGGAAAAAAAGTGAAGGTACCATATCTGAATTGGGCGAAATGCAAACAACTTCTACACGAAAACGGAGCCGAAACAGTTTATTTTGAGCCCGTGATAAACGAAAAGACCGGGAGCACCTTGTTTATGACAGATATAGCCTTTACGGATTCAAACAGCAAAACAAACCGCTGTTTTGAGGTTAGGGTGAAAGTGGTAATTGACGAATTAGAGTTTATACAAAACTACCCACTGATGAACGGAATGTATGTCGTCAGAGAAGACACCATCAATCAACTAAGATTATCCAATGCACAGGCAAGGGCGTTCGTAAAGGGAGCTGCTATCAGAACGGGGTTAGGATTCCAGTTGTGGGTTAAGACGGACGAAACAGACCAGCACGACGGAGGTGAAAATCTTTACTTCCACAACATTATGAAAATCAAAGAAAGAATCGAACAACTGCTGACCGTAAAGATGGACGGCGGGCTGTCAAAACCCGATATCTGCAAAGCCTTAAAGGTGCGCGAAGATCAATTTGACATCTACATGAAACAGTACGCAATCCTTGACTATATTGAAAAAGAGATACAAAAGTTATGATTTCCGATCATGACCGTTCGGGATGGTTTGGAGCCTCAGACGTTTCGCTCGTAATGGGAAATTGGCAGACATTAACTTTTAAGCGGTTCTGGCTTGAAAAATTGGGGATCCGTCAAAGCACGTTATCGACCAAAGCCATGAAAGTCGGAACACAGTACGAGCATAAGATTTTAAACACCGTCCCGAACGTAACAAAAGACCGTCAGATTTTGATTCCCGAATTGCACCTACGGGTCAATCTTGACGGAGAAACCGAGGACACGATACACGAGGTTAAGACTTATAAAGACGGCGAGTTTAAAGTTTCTAAGGGCTATCGGGAACAGGTTTTAGTCCAGATGTTCGCGTCTGGCAAAAGAAAGGCTCAAATCGACGCGTACAGGCTCACAGATTCCGATTATAGGAACTACTTCAACGAAATCGACTTAGGCCGCCTGTCGAGCCATCCCGTGGCTTACGACGAAGAATTCATATCAAAGTATCTCGAAAGGCTGAAATATCTTTGCGAGTGTTTAGAGAAAGGAGTGATGCCGAAATGATAGAAATATGGAGGCGCATAGAAGAATTTCCGCTCTATGAAGCTAGCAACATGGGAAATGTGAGAAATACAGTCACACAAAAAATAACGAGCGGTAGCTACGACAAGAAAGGATATAAAACAATTACTCTGCATAACGAACAGTATTGCAAGGTAAAAAAAGATCGGAAGAGCGT